TACGTCTGGAGTAAATGAGAACGATGCTCCTAGTGAATCGGTACTTGATCCTGTTCCATTTTTAGACTGTACCCAAGATATGCCAGTCAGATTTAATGATACCCAAAAGCCTAAGCTTCCAGGACCATAGCCTCTACAGAAAATTACTCTACTTGATGTACTGCTGGCATTAAGCTTTACTCTGAATTCAATAGTCCAGTCATCTACGTAAGTTATTACATGATCGGCTACTGCTGGTACTGTTGATATATAGTGAGCTGAGGCACCATTAAATGTAAGCTCTCCACCTGAAGGACTTACGTTTCCAGACCAAGAATGACCTATCTCATCAGTAAGTCCATTATCAAAATATAGTAAGCTAACTACACTAGCAGCATGTGGATCATATGTTGCCACCTATACATACCAAGTGTCTGATGTCTCTACTAATACTTGTGAGCCAGATGCTGTACCGAATCCAACGTCCATGGCTAAGAATGTCTTGCCTGCTAGATCTCCATCACCTGTATGTGTCATTAGGTTAGTAAATGGTCTTCTATGGCATGGTGCTTTAAGGCCAGGCATCATACCTCTCACTACTTGTGGATCTGGATGTGTCAGAAATATATTTGTTATTATTAAATTACCATCTATTGGATTAGGGAATGCTTGGCGAACAGTGTTCCCGTAACCAAGGTAGCTATCACATAGTGCTAAGTTTCCATGCATGCCTGCGGCGAATGATAGTGTAAGGCCAGATATGTCTCTAGCAAAGTATCTACCAGGCGATGTGGTGTTAGCTCCTACCTGTACCATGCCAGGATTATAGTTTGTCTGTATGCCTATATCAGCCTGTATGTATCCCTTATATGTATCAGTAGGGCCGAATGAAATTATGTCCCCTATGAAGAAATAGAAGCTTCCATAAGTAGGAGAGGGGCCTATTTGTAAGAATACATGTGCCGCCCTTTCATTAGCAACTACGTACCACTTACCATCATTGGCAGCATTACCAATTGTTGCGTTAACAAGCTTTCTTATGTTTAATCCGCCTGGTACTTGTGTCTCTGTTGGGAATGGGAATGTGCCAGTATTTATATCTGACATATTTTCATATGCTACTATTCTGGAATCTTTAGGGTCGGTGTCATCTATTCTATAATGAGTACCAGTTCCTCCGGTTGATACAGAGTTTTTGTAGCAACCTATGTTACCAGCATTAGCAAAAGGTTTTGTCCATCCTGCTGCAGTCTTTGCGCCGTACCCATTGACTAGGCATGCATCTAGTATGTCTAATAGCGTACTTAAACCGGTACCACTATTTAGTATTGCTGGGGCACTTGCGTCATCCCACTTGTATAAAGTAACAGCCATTATTAACCTCTAATAAACTATTGAAATTGGCATAAGCTTAAAGCCATTATTATATGCCTGGAACCCAGGCTTTCTTTCTATTATTATGAAGTACTTAAATAAATCATCTATAGAAGCGTATGTTGTTTTTATTTTTGGAGTTATACATGTGAAAGGACCTATCGCATTGGCACTAGTATCAAAATATGTCCAAGATGCAATACCTATATTACTAGGCTCTCCGCTATATGAGTCTGCACCAGATGTGACTTGACCAAGGGGCAGTATCCACATACTCTGATTGTCTGGAGCGATGTACTTTATGTCACTAAGGTTTCCGGCATTTGCTGGAGTACTATCTAGTTGTACGACTACTGTTATACCATCAGAGGAAACTATTGATCCTGACCACTCTTCTACTAGACTAGATACGTCATAGTCCACAGATCCAAGTCCAGTAAATACTGAATCCTGAGATATGCTTCTTGCTAAAACGAACCTTTCCCCAAGCGCTATCAGGTCTGCTGCAACTGGTGTCTTAAATCTCATTGTGACTTGCTCTGAACCTGAGTCGTATGATTGATATATAACGTCAGCTAAATATTGATGACCGACTTGAGTTAAGCACTGTTCTACTACGCCGACTCTCTTTTGAGCTATTGGGCAACCGGCAAGTCTATTTCCTCTGGTAGGATCTACCTCTCCTGAGGTTAGCGGATGTGGAGTAAATATCTTATACTTATCCCACATCACAAAGCTAAAAGAATAGTCTGTAGCGCTTGCTCCAAGATCATCAAAGTCTTCAGGAACTATGCTAATGAAATTGATACCATTAAAATAATTGCTTCCCGGAGAATCTTGAAATGATTGAATCTTGGTAGGATCTAAATAATCAAGATACTCATCATACATTATAGACGAAGTTTGAAAATCGAAATATGAATGTATCGGGAGTGACAACTTACTCTACTCCACGAATCGAAAGAGGTATACTATCCGTAACTGTTCCTGACCCACTTATATTACTTGCAGTACGTTTTATCCATAGCGCAATATAGTCATCAGCATCAAGCTGATTAGTTCCGCTCATAAGTGCAAGTGGAGCAGCTGAAGTAGGCGATGAGAATGTTATGCCTGCAGGTGCTGTATTTTCGTTAGCTATAGTTGGAGCTACGGCATTCTTTACACCAATACCTACTTGAATAGAGGCATATGATCCACCGTTAAGATAGACTTCACCATTGGCAAATATCTCAGCAGCATTCTGAGTATCATTATGAATATACACACATCTATAGTCTGTAGTTCCATTAAAGTTCTCAGCCTTACTTACGTCATCAAACAAGTTGTTTAGTGTTGTGTTAGCTGTTGTTATGATAGCCTCTGCGTTAGTAGCTCTTTGGCCACCTAGTGAAAGGTTTGGGTTACTATTAGTTGCACCAGCTCCGCCAGTACTTAGTCTTAAAATTATGTTAGCCATTAGTTATCCTATGCTATGAGTGTTCCGTCGATTTGTTTTATTCTAAACAGTATGTTTGCCGCATCTTCTAAAAGAGTTTTAGCATCATCTGACAAGATGTATTTAATATACTTTGTTTGTTCTGAGTCAGAACCATTGTTCTCATCAAATGAGTTCATAAATGATGGCATGCCTGTAGATATAGGAGTCCATGAATCTAAGTCTGCTGACTCATACCATTGGAATCCTTCACTATAGTCATGAGCACCATATGAAGAAGTTCTGAATAGTATATCTCCGCTATTTTTAGCAGTCAAGAATTCAATCATATAGTGTACGTTTCCATCAGTCTTATAGTTATTTGATGCGTTAAATATGATTTCGTCTACGCTATTGTTTATAGCATTTATTTTTGGTGATATAGTTCTGCTTATAGTATCTGCAGGATACATATATATTGATGGTGGATAAAATAACATCTTATACTTCATGCTACCGTCCACATATATAGATGAATCAGCATTACTATTAATAAACTCCTCAACCCTATCCTTATTTATAACTGCCTTAAACTGGAGTATGTACTGTCCATCAGTAGGTATATTATCTAAGAAGTGTTCATTTAGGCTATACTTATCATATATCCTAGTCCACTTAAAGCATGAGTCCCTAAGAGTCTTCCACTTTAATCTCTCTGTACCAATTATCTTATTGGCAATTGTTGGAGTAACTGGAGTACCTGAGTCATCTACCATCATTTCTTCTGGTCTGTCTTTACTGGGTATTCTTGAGTAGCCTATATAGAGGTCAACTAATGGTTGTAGCTCTTCTTGTGTTAAGTCTGGAAAATCATTTGTGCCGACTTTGTTAGTCCAGCTACTAAATACCTTACCATTCTGAACTATATCATAGCTGAAGTTAATTCTCTTAATAGATGCAATATTATTAGGCAATAAGAAGAACTCTCCGAATAGGAAAGTATTCTCATAGTCAGGATCATTACTGGTTAATGTAGAGTCGAAAAGTAGCTCAGGGCTACCGCTATTATAGTTATGGATAAGGTTTGATATTAGTAAGCCCTCTTCTGGATTAATTATCTGAGAAGGACTATCTATCTCTAGATTACTCATCTTGTCTAAGGCAACATTCTGTGAGAAGTATAGTGGTGGTGCCTCTGGTTCTCCAAGTACATTAAACCTGTATCTACCTATTAGCTCTCCACCTATTTCATAATATTCAAACTCATACTCAGATGCCTCTACTATATGGTAGATCTTTCCTGTGGTATTGTTTACGCAGGCATCGCCCACCAGGGTATAACCCGGTGGACAGCCCGTATATACTTCTTGAGATATTAACTCATTAGGAATATTAAATGGCATGCTTAATCCTAAACATCATGTAGGTATGTATACCTAGCTGTTACTATTTTACCAGCATCTGAAGAATGGAATCTAAATATTCCTAGGAATCTATTAAACGCCACCTCTCCCTGTACTAGGTTACTATTCTGTACCCATATTACACCTTCTGGTCTAAATGGATTTATACCTGGCACCGCATCAGCAATGTTAACTATGTTAGAGTTAATTGCGCTAAACGATACTATGGTAGACAGATGTATAGAACCATCTTCTAGTCTAAGCCATATCTGATCACCCATATTGGCTCTCAGCCTAAATCCATCAGTAGTATTACTACTCGAGTACGTTATGGCAGTTCCTGACTGTATTAGGTTATCTACACCTGTACTAGAATGATCCTCTAAATACTCAGTTACTTCAGTTCCATTAAGGAATACCTGTAGCATCCTCTCTCTATTGAATGTCTCCATGTATACAAACTTAGGATGGAACGCACCAGTGCCACTACCTTGATTACCTATAGCTACAGAGTATGCAGCATATGAGTTTCCAGATATTGATCCAGGAATAGTAGAGTTAGACACGATAGTTACTGGACTAACCTCTGTTTCATTAGATCTTGTTGGTTTCCAGTATAATGAGTATGCCCCCGCGAATGTTCTAATGTTATCCTTAAGGAATCCATCACATGCAGCGAATGTATATCTGTCTCCATTAAACCAGTTAAATGTAGCGTCTACAGTATCCTCAAACTTAATATTTATGCCATCAACCAATGCTTCTTCAGCAGTATGAGTCAGCTTTGTATTTGTCTTAGGTACCGAATCATTCATTGGCCAGTGTCCATGCACCATTGACGTACTCATCGTTTGAGTAGAGGTAAGGCTTAATATCTCTACAGCCATTACGTCATAATAATGACATGTAAAGAAAATGCTGTGTGCCAGTTCTGTTGTCTTAACATTAGGCTCTGAGTGTGCCAATACATTGTCTACGTATACATTAAATGTATGACCATCTAATTCTATACCAAACTCAGTATCTGTTGTCCATGCAGGAAGTGTCGCTAGTAGAACACCTTCTAAGTACACTAATGCACTTGATGAATTCTGCACAACAAGACATATCCCAATTTGATCCTTTATTGGAGCACTAGTATTCTGTGGAGAGCTATCTGAATCAAAGCCTACTGAAGTCTGAGATACAGACTTAATCTTAAAGTTTAGCCTAGTACTATCTAATCCATCCCTGTCCCTAACTCTATCTATTACTTTAAGGTACTTATCATAGCTACTACCATTAGCATTAACTGTTTTAGTGGGGGCATCATAGCTAGTGTACGCACCAACAGCCTTAACGAAGTCTCCGTTAGCATCTAGGTAGTCACGCTGAGCTGTAACACCTATGTCAGTTACGTTACTGTTAGGTAAATTCACATGATTAGTATAGTCAAGCTGAACCATTGCATCTGATACCGCTAACGAACCCTTGTACATACAAAAGTTTCTTACTGTCCCCTTGAAGTAGTTTAGCGGTCCTCTGTAGGTATTATTGCCAAGAACTAGCCTAGAGTAGTTGCCGAACTTATATGCGCCTCCTAGACTATAGTTATTTAGTATGATACTTCCATCAAGATAGACAGTCATATAGTTATTGGTTGAATCAACTATAAAGAACAGTCTATGTTCATTATTGTCGATTGGTCTAGCCCCAAGCATTATCTTTGCACCAGTACCTAATGTGCTTGCCCCACATACAATAGACATCTGATTAACATCAGAACTATCCATCCAGTTAAATTCAAACTTTGGAGCATTCATAGACATTACTGTTTTTGTATTTCCATCAGCTATTTGATTAGAAGATACGGTAAGTGCCCAGGCATTGACCCCATCAACTTCATAATAGTCTTTTTGTTGCACATCAATATAAGTACTGATTCCATCAAAGTTCCATGAGTTAACATCAAAGTTACTTCTTCTCATTTCTAATGATCCAACATTATTAACTATTGGTGTTCCATAATAGTTTAACTCCCAGGATGAACTAGTATCATTGTAGCCATAATGGTCTGCTATGGTGTTCTCAATTGAATGACCGAACTCCGAGTCCATACTGTTGAGTGCCAACATCTTGTCTCCATGTACCATTATCCCATTGTCTAGAATAAAGGCATGACCGTAGTCACCTAAAAACGTAATGGTGTGGTCTACTTGAGAGCCAATTGCTACGCCATATTGATTATGTGTAACTACACGTCTGCTAGATCCAGTTCCCTCATCGTTCATGAATACTGCATATGGATTACCATAGCTATCGTAAACAAATCCTAGACCTTTAGGGTAATAGAATGCATAGCCAACAAGGGAGGCTCCACCAAAGGTATACATACCAGATTGTGAATATGCAGGATTGGCATAAAAATCAGTATACTGCCATAGGCCATACTTATGTGCACAAGTAACTGCATTAACAGATCCTGTTGCATATTGACGTATCTTATTAGGGTCTGTTTCAGTAGGATCAAGAACATTAATTGTCCTCATTCTAGAAGTAACACCTAGACCAGATGGTCCTAGACTCCATTTCTCTATTGATGCGGATGACGTACCATTGCTTCTAACAATAATCATTTGATGATCATTAGCTGCATCAGTATCTCTATCTGCATGCATGTATAGAACTTGATCCCAATTAAAGTTTGATATATTAGGTATGGTAAACGATGGGGTAGTACTCTCTGTTAAGTCAGTAAACGATGTTCCCTGATTGTCGGAGTATACTAATGCGCCTTCCATAATTGCCCATATTCTGCCGTTCTTACCTAGTGTAACTGCATAACACTTACTTGCATCTATGTGTGGTTGTGCGAAACCTATTTGGGTTATGTTTCCACTTGGCCTTTCTATTTTATATAGTCCCTCGGTAGGGGATGCTACCCATATATCGGCGCTGTCCGTATTGTCTGACCCGCAGCACTGCTGTGGATTTAGTGCAGTAAGTGGTATTGCACTATCAGCGTTGTAGATATCGTAGTCACCAGTTATATGATTTATTACGGTTACATTACCTTTACCATTTCTGTCATCATGCCACCATACAACTGAGTGTTTAGATATTGGGAATGAAGTTCTTGTATCTCTATCAACTCCAAATATTTCAGAAGCAGAACCAAAAGCATCAGTTACCGACCTAGTTCTAAATGTATTATTTATCCACCCAGTAAACTTTCTATTAAGAAATGAGTATCTACTGGTGCCAGTATCTCCAGTCTTATTTATCAATAAGCTATAATGTGTTGGCCATGTATCGTTATTCCATATGCCTGAATGAGTTATTGTTCCGTCGCCAACTGATAATGTATTGACCTCTTCAAATGGACCAGTAGCTATACTGTTGTGGAAGAATATAGGCTGTAGCATTGGGTCATTTGATGGAAGTACTCTTGCTCTTGCAAGTGACTGATTATTAATGTTCTGAAAATTCATTGCACCATAGATTCTACCAGTAACTGGCCATGAGTCATTTATGAATGATTTTGGAATATTCCAAGACATATCTGCTCTATAGTTAGCTGAGTTCTTACTTATGCTTCCAAAGACTTTTACGGAATTAGTATTAACACTGTCCCACCTAATGGACCATGCGTCATTCTCATCAAGGGTAGAGTTATACCCCATTGTGTAATAATCATTTCTACCTGCTGCTCCTAGCATATAAGATGCTGAGACACCAGCTGGGTCGTAGGCATCGACATTACTTACTGCATTTCTTGCCATACCATAGATACCAAAGTCAGCAACACCAAACGTATTGTCTTCAAGAAACTCTATTCTATAGTATATATCTAGTATCTGAGTAACTCCCTGAATACATGCAGTATCAAGCTTAGTATAAGCATCAGCAGTAGCCGTAGTACCTGAACTTGTGGCTGTAAGACCTATGGTATTTATGGTTCTTTCTGATCCTGATGGATAAAATCTCTTCTGCCATTGACCATGCATAGGAACCGTATCTGTCTTATTTATGAAACGTGGAGTAGTTATGCCAATTTCAGTTGCACCATAAGCAATAACTTCTGGTACACTATTGATATACTTATTGGGTTCAGCTAATGATGATGAGATAAATATGTTACTTCCTATTTGTCCACCATTAACAATATTCCTCATAGCATATTCTGTTATGAGATTTTCAACAGTTCCTTCTTCTTCTACACATAGTGTATCTGAGTTTCTTAGTTTCCAGGTAATTATACCTTTTAGTTTTAAGTTATTAGCGTCTTGCATTAGCCACCACCGATACTTCCCTTATTTTGTCTTGTTAGTTGTGAAGAAAAGCTAAGCACTGATCCATGCTGAGCTAATTCAAATATGTTTGTATTGCTCTTCTCTATTAAAGAGCGTCTATTCTCTGTACCTATTATAGCACTAGAAGTAACTACGTGCTGTGCTAATCTAGCTGGATCTAAAATATCTTTTTGACCTATCTGGGCCCTGGTTGTAGTAGATAATATTGATCCCATTACTCCAGATATATAGGGTATTCTATCATGCCTAATAGCACTTTTAATATTTGGTTCTACATAAATTCTATTAGAGTCTATTTTTCCTGGTAGTCCATTAAAGTCATATATAAATCTTAGCTTATATGGAACTAACTTATTTCTACTATTTACTATTGATATAGATTTATCTGGTGGATATGCACTATTAACTACCTGATAGACGCCATTATAATTCTCCAAAAGATCAACTCTTACTAGCTTATCTGGGTCTGGTATATCTTCCCATGAGGCAGCTCTAGTAGCATTATTAGACTGGAAGCCATCCTGTCCACTAGGTATTGTTGTTGCTTCTGATGTGAAGTATAGGTCTGACTTTTTAGCACCAGTTAAATTCTGAACTCCAAAGCCACCGCCATCAAATATAATTCTATCTGTAGGTGTTCCAAATACTGTTACCTTATCATGATTAAGTATACCAGTTTCTCTATTAGTAACTTGCAGAGCAAATACTTTATCGGTATTGTCACCATTGGACTTTGTTACTATTGTGTCTTCTTGTGTAGGTGTTGCTATTAGTGAAGGTAATCCTGAGATCTGTTCCCATTGAATTAGTAGCTTATCAAATGATACGCCTGATATGATTGCATCTAGTGTTAGTTGGTTGCCACATATTAGTGTTTTGTCTTTGCCGGCATAAACGTATGGTTCTAATGGTACTGCATATAGGTATACTATCTCACCACCTGATGTTTGTCTCTCTTTAAGCTTAAGTCTAGAACTAATGTCTGACTCTGATAGCATTCTAGATTCAGCAGCACCTAATGATGAGAACCTCTGCTTCTTATAGATGTAACTACTTCTTGAGCTTGACTTAACTGGCATTATGCACCTGTGATTATAAATGTCTCTGGATCTGAGACTAAGTTTTCAGTATCCTCTTTTATCTTTAACAAGATTACCTTTGGTGAGTCTAGCTCATATGTTATTACATACTTCTTAGATTCATTAAACATGCCCATCTGTGTAAGTAGATAATTGTTAAATGCGTAAGATATATCTATATTAAATGCATCTGGAGTTATAGAGGCTTCTTTAATTTCATTTGGAAATTCAATATATATCTTATCTGGATAGACGTATCTATATGATGCAACTACATTAGCCTCTGCTTGCTCCTGAGCAACCGTAGAACCTAATTGAACTGTCTCATAGTAGTCTAATATGTTTTGTTGGCTTATCCTTGTAGAGGTGTTTACAGGGCTCTCAATTACCTCTGAGTCTAGGTGTGTAGAGATTGCCTGAGTCTTAGTTGTACCAAGTCTTATTATCTCTTCAGTAGTTATCTCAAACTTCTCTCCAAGAAGAAAAGGTACATTTGGATTAAACCTTATTGAAGCTGTTCCATTAAGTGGAATTACTGTACTAGCATTCTTAATATTTAGTGAGTAGTTGTCTACAAGTACTGAGTCTTTTAGTAGAGAAAAACCAACAACATGCTGGCCAGAAGATAGGTTTGATTGAGATGTTACCTCTAGTTCGAATATTGCATCTTCACTAGTACCTTCTCTATCTATATCAATAAAGATTTCTGAGCCACCCACGGACACAGTTTTGTCCACTAGGTAGGATAGCGGAGGCAAGTCTTTGCTGACTATTAAGTAGTAGTTTGAATTAGGTAATAAAAAGTCTTCCGGATTTATAGTTAAAATATATCCATCAGCAACCTGAGTTAGGCTTGTTTCATATTGTACCCGAGAATATTCTGAACTATCTATTATCTCATTTAAAAATATATCGCCAAGGTTAGGAACGTTCTGTTCCTTATGAACTCTTGTTAATGCAATATAGTTATCTATGCTATAAAGATCAGGCTGCTCAGAGAGAAGAACTTTAATATTCTCCCCTACTGGCAGAGCTTTTAGCTGATGTTCAGAATTGATTATATCTATTACATCAATTCCTATAGCCATTATTAAGCTTCCTGGATAGCAGTAATTATAGTAGTTCTATTTCTAGTATCTGACTCTATTGTTACCAACTTTTCTTTTTGGTCTTCAGTAAGTCTAGCTGACTTAAGTTTTCTGTTTACTATTTTAGCATTGCCTACTAGTAGTTTCTTAAGCTCTTCGTCTTCGCTGTCAAGAGTTGAGTCTTGAGGTAGTTTATCAGCAGGAACTATTTCATCCTCTACTTCTACTTCTTCATCTTCTTCTTCATCAGTCTCATCTTCGATTTCCACTTCTTCTTCCTGTTCAAGTTCTACTTCTAGAATTTCAACTTCAGATTCAATAATGTCTTCAAATCCATTAGATGAATTTAATCCGATAGAATTAGCAGTTGACTGTCTAAGTTTACCGTTCTTGATTAACTCTATTACTTGAATAGCAGCTGTTTCTGACTGCAGAACACCACAGGCAATAGATGTTGCGACAGTTCTTAAGAACGCATCTGGCTTACCATCTAGATTTATTTTAACGTCACCGTCAGATCTCTTAATAGAAAAATCATCTATAAAGATAAATGCGCCGTGAACTAGTCTGATTTTAATTTCCATATTAACTCCTAAATGTATTATGGTTTAACTGTTGTAAAGTATATCTTATATTTATACATAAAAAAAGGGATAGGTAGACCCCATCCCTTTATATATATCTACAGGTTAGAAATTACTTTCTAACGATTGGTGCGATACCAGATACTGTAGCTTGTGGAGGTAGTACGATCTCATTAGGATCAACACTTACGTTCTTAGCTACTGATACTGCTAGGCCTTCATTGAAAAGAACCATACCATATCTTTCTCTGATCTTGATCTTCATGACGTCTCTAGCTGGATCATCCCACTGTTCTGACATTGGATCTTCTGCAACTACGATAGCACCTAAGTTAGATGTATCCATCATGATTATAGAAGTAGTTTTATTCACAGTATCAAACGGAACGTTTGGTGAAGGAATAATTCTTAATCCGCCAAATGGGAACAAGCCAGGCATAGTCATTGTAGACTGTTGCGTTGGAGCTCTTTCTGCTGGAGAAGGGTCCATTGCTGTAGGTCCTTGCATCTTACCTAGTGACTTCCATACATCTGGTGTATTAGGAGAAACGTTAGTTGGTAAGCCGTTGAACCATGCGCCTTGAGTACCACCTGATTGTAGAGCAAACTCTCTCAATACTGGATCCTTAAGGAATGTAGCCCATGCTAATGGGTGAACTAGACATACGTTTGGAGTAAATCCACGCTCTAGTGTCTTAGCATACATGTCGAATAAATCATCAACTGTCATTGAACCGTTACCAGCTCCAGTTAAATCTCTACCAGAAGTTCTACCGATTTCTGAGTTAGCAGGGTTAGAGTTATCAAATACAACAACACCTAGTCTGTTAATTAGATCGAAGATCTTTCTTTCTTTGTTTCTAGCCATTGCGTAGCCAGCTTGTCTTAAGTGAAGACCGATAATATCCCATTGAGAATACTTGATCATTTCTTCAGTAACCTTAAGTGCAAGACCTGATTTACCAATGTTGGCTGTTACAGTACCGTTACCAGTCTGGATTCCGAATTCAGGATATTCCTGACCTTCTGCCATATCTAGTTGAATACCGCCAACTGCACCCATAGTGCCGAATGTAATAGTAGATCCATATCCGTCATAATCAATTCTGCTTAGTAAGCTTGTACCGATTAGGTTAGGTTCTACTGCTTCCTGTACTACCTCTGAAATAACACGTTTAAATGTTAAGGGTGAGCTAGGAGTTGAGATTGCATCCTGAATACTTGTTTTGCAACCATCTGAATTAATACCACCGTTACGGAATGTATATCTTAAGTCAGCTATTTCGTCTTTGATCTTTAACTCTGCTGGAGTCCAGTGATCTCTGAATTTAAACATTATAATCTTGCTCCTTATCTATTTTGAAGATTAATTCTTACTAGACCGTAACCAGCTGAATAAACTAGTGTGTCTGATTTTCCTTCTGATGCTGTTCCCGGCATTTTTTCAAGGTCACCAAAGTTATCGTATCTAGTACGTACTCTGTCTAGGTAATCTCTTACTAGTCTTAGATCTGTACTAAGTACCTGACCTATTACTTCAGCAGGAGAAGTTGTTGTACCATAACCGTATCCAGAATCATCAGCAGTAATTACAAAGTTAGAATCTTCATCATAAGTTACGAACATACCTGATTTAACTGTACCAGCAGCAGCGATCATAGATCCCATACCAGCAAAAGGTGCAGCATCATAAGTTGCTTTGTTTTCTACTAAAGGTAATTCGATTTGATAATCACAAACGAATGCCACTTTATTCTGTAGACTAAAATTATAAGTATTGAAATCAACTGGGTTTTCGCCATTACCACCTGGATGTGCCCAGTAGTTATATGAAGAAACACCAACTGGATTAGAGATAGTGATACCTTGTGCTAGAGGAGCTCCGCCAGCGATGTTGAACAATGATTTAACAACAGGTTCTCCATCTGTGACAGCAACTAAGTTAGCGTTATTAGCGCCACGTCTAACATCATCAATTGTATATTTTGTTAATCCTGGTAATGCATCTGCTGACGCTTCACCATTAGCATCGAAGTCTGCTTTATATGCAGCAGCTTGCTTCTTAAGACCTGCAGGTACGATGTAACCATCGCTATCCATTGCAACAACTTTACCACCAGAAAGTACAAAGTACTCTTCGAAGTAAACATTGAATCTTACCGCAGCAAGATATGGAGCAGGCATAAATTCACCAGCAGGTCTAATGCCTTCTGAGAATTCGAAATTTGGTGTAATGTGGCCACGGTCATCATAAAACTTATGCTTGAACGGTCCAACTTGACTGTATGGGTTATTTGCCATTATTTATTGTCTCCAATTATGCAAATGTAAAATTATCTGGAAGCTTCTTAGCGTCTTCTAGATCTTTTAAATATTTTCTAGCGGCACTAAAGCCTTGCTTCTTAAAGATGTTCTTGTACTCAGATTTTACAACATCGATATCTAACAATACATCATCTGCACTATCTTCAACATTGTCTTCAACTGATCCATCTTCATCTGATAATTCGCCAGAATCATCTGAAGCATCTTCAATATTTACAGAGGTATCCGTGACTTTATCTTTATCAGACTCATCAGTAATGGTTTCCTCTTTAGAAGTATCTTCTTCCTGCTTAGCAGCAAGTCCAAGGTCTTCTAGTTTATCGTTTAAAGAGTCTAATGTTCTAGATTCAAGCTTACCTCTATAGGTAGCATCTTCTAGCTTATCTTCTTTATTTAGAATTTGATTTATCATAGCTGACTTATACTTGTCAGTCAATGCATCTATCTCTTTTTCTAGGCCTGCAACTTCCGCTTCTAGAATTTCGTTTCTTTGACCCAAGAATGAGTCGTTAACCGTGAATGAATCTTTTAGTTGATCAACCACCGCTACAGTAACTTTAGCAGCTACACTGTCAGCAAGTTTGTCATAATCAATTCCGACATCATCAGTATCTGTACTATCAGAAACATCTTCATCAGTTTTAACTGAATCAAGTAGTTCTTTCTTAGCATCTTCGATAGATATGTCTTTACCAAAAAGATTTGCAAATTTACGATCAAGCACTTCTCTGGCTTCATCTAAGTCTTTAGAGTCTTCTGCATCTGATAAGATTTCATATGCAGCAATAATATGTGCTTTATCATTTACTGGAACAGCTTTGTCATTCGCAAAAAGGTATGACGTTTTTCTAAGCTTTCCGTACTGCTCATCTTCTAGAGCAAAACTATTAAGACCTAGAGCTTTTAAAGTGTCGGAAACAATACTCTTGTCCGAAAGAATATCCTTTAACTTTTTCTTCAATTTATTAACTCCTTTTTTTTCTTCTACTTCAAAGTCCAGAATCTCAAATTTCCCGTTAGAGAAAATTTCTTGATTAGCTTCGTCGTTGATTACTTCACTGACAGCGTTTTTATCTGCTGGAGTGTTGACGTATGATACCTCATTAAACTCCATTTTGCCACCTATAAGAAAAGCTTTTTCGCCATCATATGTTTCGCCTCTCCAGTGGTTACACCTATCTTCGTAGTCAGTAGAGTCATCTTGGGTCATTTTATCTGTACCACAGATACTACAAACCGCTTTGTCGACACCACCTCCGATTGAGACAGTTAGATATCTTTTATCCATCACTTTTTCGATGGCTTCAGAATCAGTTATTTCAGCAACTAATTCCACGTGACCTAAACCCTTGTATCCTTTCTTCTTGAAGTCTTTATTCTTCTTGACGAAATCTAGTATAGCATCGACACCATCTACTGGGTCTTTAACGTCTTTAACGTCTGCTACTATTTCAGGGTAGTCTATATATTTAGCCTTAAGTACTCTACCTACAGCATCTGCATTAGAGTCATGAGCAACCATTACAGGCTTACTGTATGGCTCTACAAATGACTTAACTCCTGATTTCATTCCATGTGGGGTATAGAAAAAGTTATTAGCATTTACTATACCAGAATGAGAAGCTTCTATTTTAACCTTAATACTTTTAAT